GACCTAATTAAATGATACCGCTCCTCGCGCCTATACGAGTACTAGACTACGCAGTGTGTACATCCTCAAACTTGTAGATCGCTGTGTATGGATACGCACCCATTAGCTCCTTCATCTCTGCCATAGCTACTGTTGGGGTATCTTGAACGTTTCGCCGTGCATAGTGATCACACAATGGTCTCCAACACGTTTTCAATTCTTGGGACAGCGCCTCCCTCCAGACACGATAATCCAAGGTGTACTCATGTTTGTCCATCTCTCCATTAGTTAAAAATGCTTCAGGGTCAAGGCATACTTGAAGCGAATATAGAATATTGAACATATGCATAGCGGTACATTCCTCAAATGCAAATGTTTTCTCACCTTCATGATAACGTCCAACGTTAGTATGGACAGTATAAGCGATAATAGTGTCATCCAACAAGTATAAACTTGCTACTCCAAAATAGACGTATGGTCGTGAATACTCTGTCAGGAACCATACAGCCACCTGTGATATATCTCCAGTCTTTAGATTTATACGGTTATAGTCATCCAGACTCTCAACTATCAGTGTATTATAATTGATCGGCGTGTACTTCGCTACTAAGGCGCTCATCGTATCATAAGCAGCAGTAACGTTTTTGTTTGTTCCGTAGATTGTATCGGTAAATGAGTTGAAGATTTGCACGTGAAATGTAGATAAATCGTCGTTTTGGACGAGTGTCTTGGTAAACATTCTTGGCCTTCTACCATCCTCACCAAATAACAAGTGATTCTCGAGCGTATACTTGTAGGCATCATAATTCGCCCTACCACGTTTATCGACTACTTGAATAGTATTATTAGTTTTCATTTCTCTGTCATCTCCAAAATATGGAATCGCTACTTTCTTCTCACCTGCGAACGTCGTTCGTGCAATCCTTGCATTATTACCAACAATGAATCTGCGCAAACGTTCCAAAAATGGGATAAATACCGTTCTTAGAATCCAAGAAATATATTGCTGTCTCAAATTCTGGTAACTTCTGGTGAAATTAACCAAACGAGGATTAGTCAGTTGGTATGATGGTAACAAAAATGATATCTGTAGAGGTGGGCCTTCATCGAATACAGCAGTACTCGAAACTGACGTTATGAATGTCAACACCACTGCTCTTAAAATGTCTAACAATTTTTGCCATGTAGCTACTGGAAATACGGGATTTGGCTCACTCATATCCACAAATGCAGCAAACAAATTCCAATTCTGAATTGAAGATGTGATTTGGCGTGGAGTAATAACACTCGGATCCATAAACCATGTCTCCATATGCGTCGTCTCCTCCATCAAAGCGTACAATTGTTGAATCGTCCCGTGCGGATCGATAGTTGAATCCATTGCATTCGCACACCTTCTGAACGCTTCCATAAGTGGAGCGACGTGCGCAGTTGGATACTTTGTTGAGTCAGGTCCAATACCACCTTCATTAACGTAGAATTGACCTTCTTCCACTGTAAACGCTTCGGCTGTAATTTGGTTTGCATACATCTGGCCAATTGCCATCAATTTTATGAAACTCTGCGCATAAAAGCCATCACCGCAGAATAGTTGACACAAGATTGAATTTATTGGACATACAGTAACGCGGGCGCTTATGCCTCTAACTTGAGCCGGAGGGAGTGGTCGCTCGCGTACAGCAAATTGTTCATCTTGCGCTTCTTTAATGATAAAATCCCTCAGTTCAGCAACTGACACTTTATCTTTCGTTTCACCATTTATATCTGCTTCTCTAAGAAGCTTGATTGCGTATTCAAAATTAAATCTCTCATCGAGAACGTAACCTTGTGCTGGGTAAGCCATCGTTATATCATTTAAAACT